GCACAAATACAAATAGACTTAATTAACGAAGGAGCTATTGGCGTTGGTTGGGCTATGAGCTTTTCAGAAGCTGACAGGTTTGGTGGTGATGATGTTTTTGCACAGGCATTGTCTTTTGCTCCAAGTGTGCTTGCTATGTTTGAAACACCAAACGGTCAATATCCAAAAACAGTTGGGACAGTCATTAAGGGAAACGAAGTTGGAGGCATACCAACACAGGGTATTGTAGAAAATATTGATGTATTAAAAGAACAAACCTATCAAGGCATTGCAACAGCTCCGGTAGATATAGATAATTTAGTTAGACGTATACCCTTGTTAATGAAAACACCTGATGGATGGTCGCCAAGTTTTGGCACAGAAATATTAAAAGCATTAACAGAAACAAGGTCTTATATTATCACTACAAATGATAATGGTATTCAGGAAATAGCAGTAAGACATTTGCCACCAATAAAAACAGATAACTTTGGCCGCAAGTGGGTTAGTTGGGTTGATACACCACAAACCACATTAGAAGAAATGAAAGTTGCAGGCAAGTTTGTAATTATTGGCGTTACAGCAAACGGCGTTATGCCACAAGTAGCAACCCCAGTTGGATTATTAGAGCCACACAAAATACAAGCAGCACTAGCTGAGTCAATTCTTTTAGAAAACTCACCAATAATCCCTGACTGGTCTTTAGCAGCAGAAATACTAATTTTTACTATAATAGTGTCTTTGACATGGCTGCTAATCAATTATCTTGGTATGACCCTAGGCATTGCATTAGCTATTTTAACAATGCTGTGTACGGCATTAGGCGGTTATTGGTTAATACAAACAGGTATTTTAATTGATGTAACTTGGACTTTAGTCTCACAATTTATTGCAGGAGCTATTGCTTTCTATTTACGCTTTAGAGAACAGTTTAAATTGCGCCTACAAATTAAAAAACAATTTGAACATTACCTTGACCCAAGGCAAGTAAAACAATTACAGAAAAACCCTGATTTATTAAAATTAGGCGGAGAAAGAAGAAGGTGTACTTTTATTTTTACAGATTTACGAGGATTTACTGCACTAAGTGAGTCGGTTGAACCTGAGCAGGTGACATACATTATGAACAAGGTTTTAACAGCGCAAGTAGATGCAGTACAAAAACACGGAGGCTTGGTAGACAAATTTATTGGCGATGCCGGGATGTACATATTTAACGCACCTCTTGATGTAAAACATCACGAACAAATAGCTTTTGAATGTGCTTTAGATATAATAAAAAATATTAAAGTGGTAAACCAAGAGCTTAAAGTAGAAGGTATGCCATCTATAGCCATAGGCATTGGTTTAAATACTGGTGATGCCATCGTAGGTAATATGGGTAGCAATACTAGGTTTGACTATTCTGCTATTGGCGATGCTGTTAATATTGCAGCTAGGCTTGAGTCTGCTACTAAAGAAAGAGGCGTAGACATACTCATTGGTGAAGAAACAGAAAAGTTTTGTGGTTATTCTTTAAAAGTGTTAGAATCTATCAAGGTTAAAGGGAAAGAGAAACCATTAAAAATTTATACAACAAGTTAATTAGATTTATGGCAACAACAAAAGAAGCAATTACCAAAATAGAAGCACACGAAAGAGAGTGTACGATTAGATACGCAAATATAGAGAAAAGACTAGAAGACGGCTCAAAGCGTTTTGATAAGCTAGAAAATATGATATGGGCTGTTTATCCGTTTATTTTACTTTCTGTGGTTTTATCTAAGTTTGTATGAGCAAAGTTTTAATAGGTGTAGTTTTTGTTTTAACAGCTATAACTTATTATTTATTTACCCAAAATCAAACACTTACAGCCAATAATCTTGCATTAGAAGGAGCTGTTGCCACACAAAAGGAAGCAATTGAAAGCTTGCAAAACGATTTTACTTTACAAACAAATAGTTTATTAGAGCTGCAAGGCAGAAACCAAGAGATTCAACAAGAGATGTCAAGATACCTTGACATATTTAAAAGACATAATTTAACCAAATTAGCAGCAGCTAAACCCGGGCTTATAGAACCAAGAGTAAATAAAGGAACCAAAGATGTATTTGATAGCATTGAAGAAGATAGTCGCAACATTGACAGTCTTGATGATGGCTTGCAGTTGCAGTCTGCTACCAACTAAACAGGTAGAGATTGTATCTAAGCCTATAGAAAGAACTATAGTGCAGCCTATTATGCCTAGGGAAATAGACCTTAAAGACCCTTATTGGTATGTAGTATCAAATGAAAATATTGATGAGTTTTTAGTGCGAATAGAAAAAGAAAGCGGTCAAGTTGTATTTTTTGCAATGTCAGTACCTGATTATGAGCTTATGGCTTACAACATGCAGGAATTAAAGAGGTATATAAATGAACTTAAAGAAGTTGTTGTCTATTATAAAAAAGTTACGACACCAAAAGAAGGAGATAATTAAAATGAAGATATCAAATGAAGGCATTAATTTAATTAAATTTTTTGAAGGCTGTCCTACGGATAAAGACGGCAACGTAGTTAGTTACAGGTGTGCAGCCAATAAAGCTACTATAGGTTTTGGCAGTCTAAAATTAATAGATGGTAGTCCAGTCAAAGACGACATGACTATAAGTAAACAAGATGCTGAAGATTTACTTGCACACGAATTACACGAGTATGAAGGTTATATTAATGACATGGTAAAAGCAGACCTTAAACAAAATGAATTTGATGCTTTGGTTTCATGGGTTTTTAATCTAGGTCCAAGCAATTTGCGAGCCTCTACACTGCTAAAGGTTTTGAATAACAAAGACTGGGCAGATGTTCCAAACCAAATTAAAAGGTGGAATAAAGTCGCAGGAGTACCTAACGAGGGATTGATGAAAAGAAGAAATGCTGAAGCCTTATTGTTTGAGGGCAAAGAATGGGGTACAGTTTAACTGACATGTTTGTTTGTGGATATTCACGAATATCTCCTCTCTCTCCTCAACAGCGTGTCAGGAGAGTCAAGCGTCCTTTAAAACATTTTGGCTCTCCACCTAATGCTTAATTTAGAAAACATAAAATCATTTGATGCTTTATCAAGAGATGAGCAAGTAGAAGCATTAACTCTCATAGATAAATGGAAAAACTTAAATGCAAGAGATAGATGTCGAGGTGATTTTTTAGAATTTGTAAAATTTCATTGGGAAGGATTTATTATGGGAAGACACCATAAAATCCTCGCAGAAAAACTAAATCGTATAGCACAGGGTAAATGTAAAAGACTTATGGTTATGTTGCCACCAAGACATTCAAAATCAGAATTTGCCTCTACCTATTTTCCCGCATGGATGATGGGTTTAAATCCAAGTTTAAAAATTATACAAGCAACCCATACAGCAGAACTAGCTGTAAGGTTTGGTAGAAGAGTTCGTAACATCATTGATACCGATGAATACCAAGCTATCTTTCCTGAAATAAACCTATCAGGCGATAATAAATCAGCAGGTCGTTGGACAACCGATGATGGTGGAGAAGCCTTCTACTCAGGTGTTGGTGGTGCAATTACAGGTCGTGGTGCTGATTTACTTATCATAGATGACCCACATTCTGAGCAAGATGCTATGTCTCCTACTGCTATGGACGCAGCTTGGGAATGGTACACATCAGGTCCAAGACAAAGATTACAGCCCGGAGGCACTATTGTACTTGTGATGACAAGATGGAGTACCAAAGATTTAGCGGGTAGATTATTAAAAAGACAGTCAGAAACACACGCTGACCAGTGGGAGGTTGTTGAATTTCCTGCAATTATGCCTGAATCAGAAGAACCTTTATGGGGTGAATTTTGGAAAAAAGAAGAGTTATTATCAGTAAAAGCATCACTGCCAATATCTAAATGGAACGCACAATGGATGCAGAACCCAACTGCTGAAAGTGGCTCTATAGTCAAAAGAGAATGGTGGAACACTTGGGAAAAAGAAGGTATACCAACTTGTCAGTGCATAATCCAAAGTTACGATACAGCCTTCAGCGCAAAAGAAACTGCTGACTATTCGGCAATTACTACATGGGGTATTTTTGACCCCGAAGATGGCAGCGAAAGCGCAATTGTATTATTGGATGCAAGCAGACACAGAGTTGACTTTCCTGAATTAAAAAACATAGCACTAGAAGAATATAAATACTGGGAACCGGATATTGTACTAATTGAGGCAAAAGCAAGTGGTACGCCATTGACACAAGAACTTAGAAAGATAGGAATACCAGTACAAGCCTACTCACCAAGCAGAGGACAAGATAAGGTTGCAAGAATGAACTCTATTGCACCTATGTTTGAAAGTGGTATGGTATATGCTACAGAAGACGCTTTTGCAGAAGAGGTTATAGAAGAGCTTGCTGCTTTTCCCTTTGGTGAAAATGATGACTTTTGTGATTCAACAACCATGGCTCTAATGAGAATTAGGCAGGGTGGATTGATTGATTTAGACAGCGATTATAAAGATGACATGTCTATGGATAGAAAGGCATTATCATATTATTAATTTTATGGATATAATGGATTTACTGTGATTGAAAACAAAAATCAAAATGAACGGTTTAGTAAGAATAAAATGTTTTTACAAAACTTTCATAATGACGTTTTGCAAAAAGGCAAGCAAGGCAAAGAAGGCAAAGATACAGTAACTATGAAAATAGTTTCAGTTGGCGATGCTCCTGACAGACATTACTTGTTGCCTGCTTTTGACCCAGTAACAGGTGAAGTTATGACAGATAATGACAAGATTTTAGACAAGTATAGGTCTTTAATAGAATCAGGAACTATACAAAGTTATAAAAATCCTGTTGATGCAGAAAAAGATAGAGATGTTATGTACAAAGAAATTATAGGTGTAAAATAAAAAAATGGTTACAGAAAGACAATTAGGAACAGAAAACAATCCTGACGTAATAGACCAAAGCAAGTCTGTTAACGTGCCTGTGGATGAGTTTGCTGTAAATGCACCCGAACCAACATTTGATGAAGCAATGATTGATGCTATGGAGATTACCATAGGTGAAGACGCTATATCTTTTGATGAGCCAATGGAAGAAGCGCAAGAAGAAATACCTTTTGACGCTAATTTGGTTGAATATTTAGATGATTCTATCTTGGGGTCGCTATCTTCAAAACTTATCTCTTCAGTTGAAAACGATAAAGAGTCAAGAAAAGAATGGGAAAAAACATATACTGACGGTCTTAAATATCTTGGTATGAGGTTTGACGAACAAAGAAGTCAGCCGTTTGAAGGCTCTAGTGGTGTCATACATCCAATATTATCTGAAGCAGTAACACAGTTTCAAGCACAAGCTTATAAAGAGCTATTACCTGCACAAGGCCCAATAAAAACACAAATAGTAGGCAGAAGAGATGCTGAAAGAGAAATGCAGTCTGAAAGAGTGTGTGAATTTATGAATTATTACATCATGAATGAGATGCCTGAGTATGACCCTGATTTAGACCAATTGTTGTTCTATCTACCGTTATCAGGTAGTGCTTTTAAGAAAGTGTATTACGATGCAGCCAAAAATAGGCCTATGTCCAAGTTTATTCCTGCAGAAGATTTGCTTGTACCTTATAACGCAACAGACTTATTATCAGCAGAAAGAGTTACTCATGTAGTCTCTATGAGCAACAATGAAGTAAGAAAAATGCAGTTATCAGGATTTTATGCTGATGTAGACTTAAATGATAACGAGTCTGTAATTAGAGATAACATAGACAAAGAAATAGACAAAATACAAGGTGTTGAGCCTGATTACAGTGATGATGAACAAAGAAGAATATACGAAATACACACTGTTGCAGAAATAGAGGGGTTTGAGGATGTTGATGATATGGGTGAGCCGACTGGTTTAAAAATACCTTATATCATTACTATAGATGACTCATCGCAACAAATATTGTCTATTAGAAGAAACTATGTGCCTGAAGACGTATACAGAAACAAAATAAATTATTTTGTACAATACAAGTTTTTACCGGGACTTGGTTTTTACGGACTAGGTTTATCACACATGATTGGTGGCTTATCTAAAGCCTCTACATCAATATTAAGACAGTTAATAGATGCAGGAACATTAAGCAACCTGCCTGCAGGTTTTAAAGCAAGAGGAATTAGAATAAGAGACGAAGCCTCACCCTTACAGCCGGGAGAGTTTAGAGATGTAGATGCACCCGGCGGAGCATTAAGAGATTCTTTAATGCCATTACCTTACAAAGAGCCAAGCAATGTTTTATTTAGCTTACTTGGTTTATTAGTAGATTCAGGCAAAAGATTTGCAGCTATAGCTGATATGAATATCGGTGATAGTAATGCAGCAATGCCTGTTGGAACGACAGTAGCTCTTTTAGAAAAAGGCACCAAGGTAATGAGTGCTATACATAAAAGATTGCACTATGCACAAAAAAATGAATTTAAAATATTAGCAAGAATCTTCCAAGAGTTTTTACCACCTGTCTATCCATACGAAACAGGAAGCGGCTCTAAAGAAGTAAAAGTAGAAGATTTTGATAACAGAGTAGACGTAATACCGGTATCAGACCCTAACATTTTCTCTATGAGCCAAAGAGTTATTATGGCTCAAGAGCTATTAACAATGGTTCAATCAAACCCTGAATTACATGGTCCACAGGGTATTTATGAGGCTTACAGAAGAATGTATGCAGCCTTGGGCGTGGATAATATAGAAACTTTACTTATGCCGCCTGCTGACAATACACCAAAACCTGTTGATGCAGGTATAGAAAATAGTGGATTATTGCAAGGAATACCACAACAGGCGTTTCCTGAGCAGAACCATGAAGCACATGTAGAGGCACATAAAACACTATTTTTAACACAAGCTGTTATGATGAATCCACAGCTTCAATCTGTAATTATTGCTCATGTAATGCAGCATTTACAATTTATGGCTAATCAAATGGCTGAACAACAAATGCCACCTGAAGTACAACAACAGATACAAGGTATGTTGCAACAAGCACAACAGGCAGACCCACAAACGCAAGCAGGCATGCAACAGCAAATACAGGGAATTATAGAAAGCTTTAGCTCTCCTATTCTTGCTCAATTATCCAATGAATTTTTAACTTCAGTACAACCACCACAGCAAGACGACCCACTTGTTGCAATAAGACAACAAGAACTTGGATTGCGTGACAAAGAAATTGAAATGAAGAACCAACAATTTATGGCTAAAGAACAACAAGATGCCATGGAAAGCGGTACTGAGCTTCAATTACAACAACAAAAAGCTGACCAACAAGCTTTAATTGGTAATGAAAAAAATGATATTGCCAAACAAAGACTACAGCAACAAGCTGAGTTAAAACTAATAGACTTACAAGCGAGGATGAATAAATGACAAGTTCAATTAACGAAAAAATAGTAGCACAAATAAAACAGAAAAAAGCTGAAATAAAAGCAGCAGAAGCACCAAAGGTTGAAGAAATTGCACCAGTGGTTGAAGATGCAAAAAGAGCTAGAGACGATAAAGGTCATTATATAGCAGACGACCTATCTACTCCTGATGTTAATGAAGCATGGGAGGGTGGTAAGGCACCAAAGAAAAAAGCTAAAAAGACTGTTGCAAAGAAAAAAACAACAGCAAAGAAGAAAACAGTAGCCAAAAAAACTACTAAAAAGAAAACCAAATAAGGAGTAACTATGAAAGCAAAAACTTCCATCACAATAAAAGGTCAAGGAAGCATTGCCTTGTCGCAACCAAAAAAGGTAAAAGTGGACACAGCACATAAACCGGGTTATGGCAAAGGAGTAAGCAGAGGTAAAGGAGCTGCATTACGAGGCAATAAGTTTAACGGCATATTTTAAAATATGGATAGGTATGATTTTATTCATGCTCTCCGTAAAGACTTAAATCAAAGAGAGGAGCAAATTAAGGATATCTTAATGTCAGGTGGCATTAAAGATATGGAAAAATATCAATTTTTAATGGGTGAAATATCTGCATTATCCTATATTCATGATAAGATAAAAGAACACTTACATGAAAAAGGAGATTTGAATGAATAGTGAAGCAGAGAAAAAAGTTGATGAGAAGATAGAAGAGGAAACTATTAACTTAGACAAAGCTTTTGTTGAAGAGGACAACAGAGTTTTAGACCCCAGTTTATTAGATAAAAGTATTCTTGAAAGGATGCCTCAACCAACTGGTTGGCGCATGTTGGTACTCCCTTATAAAGGTAAAGGAGTATCAGAAGGTGGAATCCAGTTGGTAAAGGAAACCATTGATAGAGAAACCCTAGCAACCGTTGTTGCCTATGTTGTAGCCATGGGTCCTGATTGTTATAAAGACACAAAAAGGTTTGCAAAACCTTGGTGTGAAAAAGGACAGTGGATATTAATAGGTAGATATGCGGGTTCTAGGTTTAGGTTGGCCGATGAAAGCGAAGTCAGAATTTTAAATGATGACGAAGTCATAGCCACTATTTTAGACCCTGATGACATTGTTTCAGTATAAGGAGAATATATATGAACGAAATTAATAATGAAAATCAAGTGGAAGCAGAAGATATTGTTGTAGATGTAGAAGATACACCTATTAACGAAGAACCTGTAAACGAAACCGACTCAGGCGGAGACGATGAACTTGATAAGTACACTAAAGGTGTATCAAAAAGAATAAACAAGCTGAATGATAAAATTCGTATAGCAGAACAAAAAGCTGCTGAATATGAATCCAAATACACACAGCTTTCAAGCGAATATAACTCAGTTAAAAGTAGAGCTAATGTTTTAGACAAAAGCTACACTGAGGAATATGAGAATCGTGTTAAATCTCAAAGGCAACAAGCAGAAGATTTATACAGAAAAGCAAGAGAAACTAACGACCCTGACCTAGAGGTAAAAAGCGTTGAACTTTTAAACAAGGTTTCTTTAGAAGAAGAAAGAGTCAGATTGGCTAAAGTACAGCTTCAAAGCCAAGAAGAACAGAGTTTTAAAAATGTGCCACAAAGTGTACAAAATGTGCCACAACAAGTGTATGATAAACCTAAGCCTGATTCTAAAGCAGTTGAATGGCAAAAAGAAAATGACTGGTTCCAACAGGACAGAGTCAAGACATACACTGCAATGGGTATTCATGAGGACTTAATAAACGAAGGTTTTGACGGTCATGATAATGAATATTATGAAGAATTAGACAAAAGACTTACAAAGGTTTATCCTGAATTAAGGAAAAAACCTGAAGGCGTATCAAAAGATACCAACTCAACTGTGCAAAGAGTTGCTTCTGCTTCCTCCGGAAGTCGCCAAGGAACACAAGGGAAGAAAAGCGGTATTAAAATTAATTCTAACCATGCTTCCGTAAAGAGCAATTTGAAACCTTACGGAATGTCACAAGAAGAGTGGCTGAAAAGAGTAGGTAAAGAAATGATTAAACTTGAAGGAGCAAAATAATGGACATAGATGCAATTGAAAATACAACACGCCAATCTCGTGATGACGAGCAACACGATAAAAACGCTAGAAGAAAACCATGGCAGCCTGCGAGGATGCTTGAAACTCCGCCTGCTCCTGAGGGATATCAATACCGATGGATTAGGTCAGAGTATGTAGGTGTAGAAGACAGAAACAATGTTTCTGCTAGAATGAGAGAAGGATGGGAATTTGTCAGACAAGACGAAATACCTGATTTCCCTTTACCTACAATAGAGCATGGAAGACACGCAGGAGTCATATCAGTAGGTGGTTTGATATTAGCAAAAATACCTAGCGAAACTGTTAAAGAAAGGAACGAGCATTATAAACAAAAAAATGTTCAACAGAACGAAGCTTTGGATAATACAATGTTCAATGAAGTTCAAGGAAATAACAGGTACGTTAAATATGATTCTAATAGAAAATCTAATGTATCATTTGGAAAAAAAAGGTAGGATAAATTATGGCGAATAAAGACGCTTCATTTGGTCTTAAGCCTGTAAGAATGATGGGTGGCTCACCCTATTCAGGCGGACAAAGCCGTTATAGAATAGCAGCAAACTACGGAACAAGTATTTTTCAAGGCGACCTAGTAATGCAAGTTACTGGTGGTGGTGTTGAAATCCACGCAGATGGTGGAACAGTTCCTATAGTTGGCGTATTCAACGGTTGTATGTACACAGACCCAACAACATCAGAGCAAATATTTAGTAATTATTACCCTGCAAGCACTAACGCTTCAGACATAATTGCTTTTATACATGACGACCCTAATACGGTCTTTGAAGTCCAAGCAGACGACACTTTCCCAGTGGCTGACTTGTTTGGTAACTTTGATATCGTCTATACAAACTCAGGAAGTACCTATACTGGTATCTCAGGAGCAGAGTTAGACGTAACAACAGGCGCAACTGCAACAAGTTTGCCGCTAAAAGCAATTGACATTAGTCAAGACCCTGATAACTCAGACGTTGCTTCAGCAAACACAAATGTTCTAGTTGTAATTCAAAATCACATAGCAGGCGTTAAAGGCGCAGGCTTAGCATAAGGAGTAATTAGATGGCTATTTCACGCGCACAATTGGCGAAAGAACTGGAACCCGGTCTAAATGCACTTTTTGGACTTGAATATGACGAAAACAATGAAGAATACAAAGAACTATATTCTATAGAAGACTCAGATAGAGCTTTTGAAGAAGAAGTGCTTGTAGTTGGATTTGGTGCAGCTCCTGTCAAGGAAGAGGGTGCAGGCGTTAACTTTGATAATGCTTCAGAAGGATATACAGCAAGATATACACACGAAACTGTGGCTCTTGCTTTTGCTTTAACTGAAGAGGCAATCGAAGATAATCTGTATGACCAATTAGGTAGAAGATACACAAAAGCATTGGCACGTTCAATGCAGCACACCAAAGAAGTAAAAGGAGCAAACGTATTAAACAATGCGTTCGATGCTAACTTTGCTATTGGTGATGGACAGCAATTAATATCCACAGCACATCCGTTAGCGGGTGGTGGAACAGCTCGTAACAGAGCTACAACAATGGCTGACTTAAATGAAACTTCACTTGAAGATAATATAATTGATATATCAACATTTGTTGATGACAGAAACCTAACTATTGCAGTTAGACCTGATAAATTAATCGTCCCACCACAATTAACATTTATTGCGGATAGACTTTTAAATACTCCGGGTAGAGTGTCAACAGCAGATAATGACATTAACTCAATTAAAAACCAATCTTCAGTACCAAATGGATTCAGCGTAAACCATTATCTGAATGACCCTGATGCTTATTTTATTATGACATCGGTTAATGCAGATGGAGAAGGTCTAAAAATGTTCAACAGAACAGGAATGGAAACTTCTATGGAACCTGAATTTTCAACAGGTAACATTAGGTACAGAGCTAGAGAAAGATACTCATTCGGTGTCTCTAACTGGCGTGGAGTTTTTGGTTCTCAAGGAGCTTAAGGTTCTTAAAACCAATAAGGGGAGCTTCGGCTCCCTTTTTTTATTGTTTAAACTAATATACAATCAGAGGACTAGGATTAATTAACTTGTTTTACCAACTGACCTAGCAGACAAGCCAAGATGGTAAAACTTATTTCCTTAGGAGGAAATTATGGCAAATACAACATTTAGCGGTCCGGTAAGGTCCGAAAATGGTTTTGAGACTATTTCAAAAAACGCTACGACTGGCGTAGTTACAATCACAAGTGGCAATAAAATGTCAGCAGAAGCTGTTGGCGGTGCGGGTATAGAAGGCACAGCAGCAGTATATGTTACTCAGGTAGAACGTCTAAAAAGTGATACCGATACCAACGTAAACATTGTTAAAACAAAAATTATGATTGATTTAACAGGTTTAAGAGATGGTGGTACTGCAGGCGATATTATTGGTAAAGATGGTTCAGGCGTTGCTTACATTGGTCAGGTGACTACTGTAAACCAAGGAACTGTTTTTGGAGTTACGATGACTTGTTTAGAAACCCCTGCAGGCGGTGGTACAGATATAGATTTATATTCTGCTACTGAAGGCACAGGTGTTAATGACACAGCTATTGGTGATTTAACAGAAACACAAATTATAAATGCAGGTGCAGCTTCAGCAGGTACTATGGTAGCAGGTGGAGACATTGCAGCAGACCAATACTTATATCTTGTAGGCCAAGGTACAGGTCATGCAGCTTATACAGCAGGTCGTTTCTTAATTGAGATAACTGGCTACGATATCGCATCATAAGGAGTAAATTATGGCAGACGCAGTAACATCAACAACAATAGTGGATGGTGAAAGACTGGCTGTAATTCAACTTACAAATACTTCTGATGGCACAGGAGAATCTGCGGTAACGAAAGTAGATGTAAGTGCTTTAAGCTCAAGTAGTAATGGACAGGCTTGTACAGGCGTAAAGCTTGCAAAAATTGTTTATTCTACTTTTGGTATGAGTGCAAGACTATTATGGGTTGCCGATACCAATACTGTATGTTGGGACTTAAATTCTGACTATGCAGACTCGGAAGATTTTACTGAGTTTGGCGGTATTCTAAATACTGCTGCAGCTAGTGGAAAAACAGGTGATATAGCTTTAACCACAACAGGTCATACCAGTGGTGATACCTATGTCATAGTTCTTACGCTAATTAAAAACTACGGTTAAAATTTGTAATGGCAGCTAAAAAGCCAAGAAAAAAAGCCAAGCCTATAAAAAAAACGACTGGAAAGGGCGGTAATTACCGCCCTACCAAGTCCGGTGCAGGCATGACCAAAAAGGGTGTTAAAGCTTATAGAAAAGCTAATCCCGGGTCAAAACTCAAAACAGCCGTAACAGGCAAAGTTAAAAAAGGTAGCAAAGCCGCAAAAAGACGCAAGTCTTATTGTGCAAGGTCGCTTGGACAATTAAAGCGTAGCTCTGCTAAAACTAGAAATGACCCTAATTCAAGAATTAGGCAAGCAAGAAAAAGGTGGAAGTGCTAATGGCAAAATCAAGCGTACCAAGTAATGTAACGAATAAAAGTTTATATAGCCGAGTAAAATCAGAAGCAAAAAGAAAATTTGATGTGTACCCGTCTGCTTATGCAAACTCATGGCTTGTAAAAACATACAAGAAAAGAGGTGGTAAATATTCAGGAGCTAAAAAAGCTGCAACAGGTGGTATTATTGAAAAAGGTAATAACGGTTTTATTGCTCGTGGCTGTGGAGCTGTAATGGAACCTCGTAGAAAAACAACGAAAATGCGTGGCAGGTAATGGGTTTAGGTAAGTGGTTTAAAGAAGAGTGGGTCGATATAGGTTCGCCAAAAAAAGGTGGTGGCTATGAGAGTTGTGGTAGAAAAAAAGCCAAAGGCTCTAAAAGAAAATATCCTAAATGCGTACCCAAGGCCGTTGCTAATAGAATGTCTAAGTCAGAAAAAAAATCAGCAGTAAGTAGAAAAAGGTCAAAAAAACAAGGAGTTGGCGGCAAGCCAACCAATGTAAAAACATTTGCAAAATGATTACGCAAGCTTCTATTCAAGAAGAAATAAGAGATTGGTCTAAAGAGGTTTTAGAAACCGAAGACCCTGTATGTCCTTTTGCTAAAAAAACGTGGGAAACAGAAAAAGCAAACGTAGTTTTGTCTAAGTGTATTTACTGGACAGATTTAATTGATATAAGCAAAGATTTTCCTAAAGATAAGGATGTTGTCATATATTGTGATTTAAACATGGATGTTGATGCTTTTCATTTTGATAGCAGAATATTGATGTTAAACTCTTATCTAAAAGAGCATAACCTATGGGTAATGGGCTTTCATCAAGACCATGAAGCTAAAGAAGTGGTAGAGCAAGAACACTTTGAGCCGCATTTTGAAGAAAGCTATAATATGGTCTTTATGCAAAGATTAGATGAATTAAACAAAGCGTCTGAAAGATTGCAAAAAATAGGTTATTATAATAATTGGAATGTAGAAGATTTCCAAAATATTTTAAATAGAAGGAGTAAATAATGGCAAAATCATTAAAAGGTTTAAAAAAATTAGTAGGCAGCTTATCAAACTCAGATAAGTCTGAATTAGCTAAATCCATGAAAGATAGCAGTGTTGTTAAAATGGCAGGCGGTGGAGCTATGCCAAAATCAGGTGTTGTTAAAATGATGGGTGGCGGTAAAGCAGGCGTTAAAAAAATGCGTATGGGCGGTAAAGCAGGCGTTAAAAAACTTGGTAGAGGCGGAAAACTTAAGAAGTAAATTATGGCAGTATCAGGCTCAAAAAACTTTGAATTAGATGTAGCTGATTACATTGAAGAAGCATTTGAAAGATGTGGATTAGAGCTAAGAACTGCTTACGACCTTAAAACAGCTAGAAGAAGTTTAAATTTATTGTTAGCTGAATGGGCAAATCGTGGTCTTAATCAATGGACTATACAAGAAAAAACAATAGCTATGGTTGCAGGTACAACATCTTATAATGTTGACTCAACAAACAGCACTGCAGCAATTGATGTGCTAGATGCTTTTATGAGACAAACTGTAAATTCTGAAAACTCAGATATACAGATGACTAGGTTATCAAGAAGTGATTACTCAGCCGTACCTAACAAATCTACAACAGGCACACCTTTACAGTTTTTTGTTGATAAACAAATATCACCAACAATAAGTGTATATCCAACCCCGGATGCAAGCAGCACATACACAGTACACTTAAACGTGCTTACAAGAATGGATGATGTAGATGCAGCTACTAATACATTACAGCTACCATTTAGGTTTTATCCATGCCTAGCAGCAGGTCTTGCTTACTATATATCAATTAAAAAGAGTCCTGATAGAACTGGATTGCTGAAACAGATATATGAAGAAGAGTTCCAAAGAGCTTTAGACACAGATGAAGACAGAGCATCTTTCAGCATAACACCTGACATATCAAGCTATAACATTGCATAATGGCTTTTGCATCTAACAAAAACGCTTACGCAATTTGCGATAGATGTGGCTTTAGATATGGCCTTAGAGAGCTACGCAAAGAATGGAACGGTTTAAAAACATGTCCTGAGTGCTATGAATCCAAACACCCACAATTAGAACCAGTAAAAAATGTAGTAGACCCACAGGCGGTTAGAGAGCCAAGGCCTGACACAAGTGTTTCTCCAACAAGTTTTATTGTGTATACCAATTACGACTTAGGCATTATAGGAAAAAAATTAACTATTCCTGACAGCATGACAAGTGCTTTAGGTACAGTTACAATAACAACATCATGAGTTTTACATTAGCTACACTCAAAACTACGATACAAGATTACTTAGAGTCTGATGAGACTACTTTTGTTAATAATTTAAACACTATAATTTTACAAGCAGAAGAAAGAATACTTAAATCAGTCCAAATACCTGACCAAAGAAAAAATGTGCAGGGCAATGTCTCACAGGACAATAGATTTTTAACAACACCATCAGACTTTTTAGCACCATTTTCTTTGGCTGTAATAAGCTCAAACAATTATGATTACTTAGATTTGAAACATAATTCTTTCATAAAAGAATTTGTTACCGACACTACAACAAGAGGCAAGCCAAGATATTACGCTATATTTGACCAAACAAGTTTTGAAATAGCACCTGTTCCTGACACAAACTATTCTATGGAGTTGCATTATTTAGCACAGCCTGCATCATTGACAGCAGGCGGAGACTCAGGAACCACATATTTATCTACAGATGCACCTGACACCCTGCTATACGGTTGTTTATTAGAGGGTGCAGTATTTTTAAAACTAGACCCAAACGATATTGGTTTATATGAAGCAAGATTTAAAGAAAGTTTACTAAGATTAAAGAACCTAGGTGAAGGAAGAGATACTAGGGATGAAATGAGGTATGATTCGCTAAGAACAAATGTAACATAAGTTTCAGTTAAGGAGAGATAATATGAAACCAATCAAAAAACTAAAAGGTAAAACTGTAGCTATTGTCGGTCTAGGCAAAAGTTGGTTTGACTACAACCTAGCAAAATCACACAGCGTAAAGTTTGATGAGGTGTGGGCAATTAATGCTGTAGCCTCAGTAATATTTCATGACCGTGTATTTATGATGGACCCACCAAGTAGGTTTCTTGATACACAAGATGCAGGCGGACAAACTGACTGCATGAAAGAGCTACTAACAAATCACAACAAGCCTATCTATACATGTGAAAACGATGCAAGGTGTAAAAACCTTGTTGAATATCCTGTACAAGAAATAGTTAAAGAAACCAATTGTCATTATTTAAACAATACAGTGGCTTATGCTGTTGCATTTGCTTACTGGAATGATGTGGCTAATATTAAGTTATTTGGTATAGACTTTACATACAAGAACAACCTATATTTTGCAGAAGCAGGTAGAGCTTGCGTTGAGTTTTGGCTAGTAAAGTGCATGGAAAAAGGTATACAAGTTGAGGTAGCATCTAGTAGCTCATTGCTAGACACTAACATACCGGGCGAGCAAAGACTGTATGGATATCATCGTTTAAAAGACCCTTATGTGCCTGTTCAGGGTAAAGATGGATTAGAAGTAAAAAAAATAAGCGAGCTTAAAGTTCAAAAAAAACAAATACTGCCGCAAATTGCAGACAGGTATGATAGTCACCTAAAAGCTCCGGAGCCAAATAAATGGTAATCAAAATAACACCTGATGGTGTGCCTGAGTTAGGCATGGTAGAAGTGGCTACAACTAAGTTTGGCGGCCATCCGCCTGAGTTTTGGGCAAAGCAATTAACAGAAAAAATAGTTGGTTTTTCAGACGATAATGAAGAACATGTAAAAGCACAGGCTAGAGCCTACCAAGATTTAATTTACCAAGTATGTTTGATATATATTAAAAATGCTTTAAAATCTTATAAGGCTACCTTAATACAAGATTTATCTAGTGGGGGTAGCGAAGATTTAGCAAAAATAATAAAAGGTATTTAATATGGCAATTACATCTACTCTTACAACAAGCTTTAAAGTAGAGCTTTTGACAGGAACACATAACTTTACTAATTCTAGTGGTAACAGCTTTAAACTGGCTTTATATACAAGTTCAGCTACCTTAGGTGCTACTACTACTGCTTTTACTACAACTGGTCAAGCAAGTGGTACTAACTATACTTCAGGCGGAGCTGCATTAACTAATGTAACGCCGTCAGCTACTGGTACTACTGCAGTAACGGATTTTTCTGATTTAACATTTAGTACAGCAACGATTACAGCTAGAGGCTGTATGATTTACAACGATACTAATAGTGATAAATCAGTAGCAACCATTGACTTTGGTGGAGATAAAACTTCTACTGCAGGTGATTTTACTATTGTATTTCCTGCTAAGGCAGCAGCCACAGCTATTATAAGAATAGCTTAGAAGATGAAACATGCCGTTTGCAAAGTTTCAATTTAAAGCAGGAATAGACAGAGAAGGAACCAGTTACACTAATGCAGGTGGTTGGTTTGATGCTTCTCTTGTTAGGTTTCGTAAAGGCTTTGTAGAAAAAATAGGCGGTTGGACAAAACAAACCGCTACATCATTTTTAGGTACATGTCGTAACCTATTTCCATGGATATCATTAGAAGGTAATAAATACTTATATATCGGCACGCATTTAAAAGCATACATACTTGAAGGCACAAGCTTAAACGACATAACTCCTATAAGAGCAACAACAACCAATGGTGTAACTTTTGCTGCGACAAACGGCTCTGCAACTATTACAGCAACAGATTCTACTCACGGAGTTGTGGTTAATGACTTTGTTACTTTTAGCGGTGCGACAACTCTTGGCGGCAATATTACTGCAGCCGTTTTAAATCAAGAATATCAGGTCGTATCAGTACCAAGTGCAAATACATTTACCTTTACAGCAACGGCTACAGCAAATGGTAGTGATACAGGAAATGGCGGCTCAGGAGTTGATGCAGCTTATCAATTAACTGTAGGTTTGGATGTGTTTATACAATCTACAGGATTTGGTTCAGGTACTTGGGGTCAAGGTGCTTATGGAGCTTCTACAAGCTTAAGCTTTGCTAACCAATTAAGATTATGGTCATCGGATAACTTTGGTGAAGATTTAATATTACACCCTAGGGGTGGCGGTATTTTTTATTGGGATGAATCAGGTGGCACTGCAGCAAGAGCTGTAAATATTACTACGCTTGCCGGAGCAAACTTATCACCTACAGTTGGATTACAAACAATAGTTAGTGATACAGATAGACACGTTATTGTATTAGGTGCAGACCCAGTATCAGGTGGTGCAAGAACAGGCGTTGTTGACCCTATGAACATAGCTTTTTCAGACCAAGAGAGTATTACTGAGTGGGAGCCAAAAACTACAAATACAGCAGGTTCTTTAAGACTATCTTCAGGTAGTGAAATAAGAGGTGGCTTGAGAGCAAGACAAGAAACATTAATATGGACTGATACTTCTATGTACAGTATGCAGTTTGTTGGACCGCCATTAACTTTTGCGGTTAATTTAATTAATGAAGGCACGGGTATGATTGGACCTAATGCAGCTATCAACTCTCCTAATGGAGTGTTTTGGATGGGTGATGATGGTTTCTATTCTTACAACGGCGCAGTTCAAAAACTACCTTGTAGTGTATTAAGTTATGTACAAGAAGATTTAGATTTAGGCCAAGCATTTAAAGTATTCGCACTATTAAACAAAGAGTTCAATGAAGTGTGGTGGTTCTATCCTGCAGAAAGTGATGGCACTGAAGAGATATCAAGGTATGTTATATACAACTATTTAGAAGGCG